TTAGGAGTTATAAATTACGATGTAACAGATACTGATGTGATTAATTCATTTTCAGGTTCACCTACTTGGTATAAATATGAACTAAATAGTACAGCAAACAACTTTGTAGAAAATATTATGTCAAACGCTGATGCTGGAACTACATATTATGAACAAGTTTTAACTTTATCATTAAAAAAATTAGATGCTCAAAAAACCAAAGAATTAAAACTTTTAACATATGGCCGTCCACATTGTAAAATTACTGATGTTAACGGAAATGTACTTGTATGTGGGTTAATCAATGGTATGAAAGTTACTGGTGGTAGTTCAGCTACTGGTGGTGCAATGGCAGATTTCAACGGATATACTTTAACGCTAACTGGACAAGAAAAAACTCCAGCTAATTTTTTAATAACTTAATATTAAAATTCATAATAAAATTATAAAAGAGATACATATGTATCTCTTTTTTTTGTTATTTATACAACATAATTATCGTTTATGGTTATTTGAATATAAATAAATATAGAAATAAATGCATATATTACATACAACAGCAGTAAATCAAACAATAGCATTCATACCAAGAGCATATGTTGGTATTGTTAATGTTGATTTATATGATACAAATAGAAAATCAACTATAAGTTTCAGTGCTTCTACTATAGCTGAAGATGGTTATTTAAAAATAACCAATTCATATAGTTTAGAAGAAGGTAATTTTTATCATTTTAATGTTTATGATTTAATTAATAATTTATTATATCGTGGTCAAATATTTTGTACTGACCAAAATGATTATAAAAATTATGATATGAATATAAGTAGATATACCACTAATAACGATAAAGATACAATAATAATAATATAAAATGGAAAAGAATATAAACTTAAGAGTGGTTTCATTATCTACAACACCACCAATTGAAGTTTTTGAAACATATGTTAAGAATAGACCTTGGGTTGAATATGGTGAAGATAATGCTTACTTTAAATATGTAATTGATAGATATTTAAATTCAACAACTAATGCTGCCTGTATAAATGGAATATCAGATATGATATATGGTTGTGGGTTATCAGCAAAAAATGCTGCAATTAAACCTAATGATTATGTTAGTATGTTATCAATATTCAAAAAAAAGGATATTAGAAGAATAGTATTTGATTATAAATTACAAGGTATGGCCGCTATTCAAATTATATGGTCAAAGGACCATAAAAAAATAATTGAAGCTGCACATATACCAGTTGAAAGATTACGTCCTGAACTTGTAAATGAAAATGGTGATGTTGAAGCTTATTATTATGCACAAGATTGGACCAACATTTATGGTAAAAGAAAACCTAAAAGAATTCCAGCATTTGGTATGTCTAATCAAGGTCTTGAAATATATTTTATAAAAGGTTATACCCCTAATATGTTTTATTTTTCACCACCAGACTATTCAGCAGCATTAATCTATGCAAGATATGAAGAAAATATTGCAGACTTTCATATAAATAATGTTGAAAATGGTTTCGCTAGTAAGACGCTTATCAATTTTAATAATGGCCAAGCTTCTACAGAAGAAGAAAAATCAGACATTACAAATAAGATAAATAAAAAGTTTTCTGGAGTTAAAGGTAGTCCTATTTTATTATCTTTCAATGATAGTAAAGAAGCTGAAACAACCATAGAAAATTTACCTATTACTGATGCAGCAGACCAATTCCAATTTGGTTCAAAAGAAAGTATGGAAAAGATTATGATTGGTCATAGAGTTACTTCACCAATGTTATTTGGTCTATCAACTCAAAATGGTTTTGCCAGTAATGCTGATGAATTAAAAAATGCTTCAATCTATATGGAAAATAAAGTTATATCAAACTTTAGAGAAGAATTAATAGATGTATTCAAAGAATTATTAGCTATTAATGGTATATCTTTAGATTTATTCTTTAAAACAACTCAACCTTGGAAATCTGAAGATGCAGACCAAATTGATGCTGAAAATAATGATACTGCAACCAGCAGTTCAACTGCAAATTTAATAACTGAATAATTATGGCAACAGCACTATTTATAAGTTTAAACGAACTAAAGAAAAATACCAATATATCTGGTAACATAGACCCTAATAAGTTATTACCAGCTATTAAAGTAGCTCAAGAACTTGAATTAGAACCTATATTAGGAACTGATTTATATAATAAAATAAGTAATGATATTTTAACTGATACATTATCTGGTGATTATTTAACTCTTAAAACTAATTATATACACGATATTCTTATTCATATGTCAGTTTATTATTATCTTCCATATGCAACATATCAAATAACAAATGGTGGTGTTTCAAAATGGAATGGTGGTGATAATTTTGAATCTATAAATAAAGATGATTTAACTTTATTAGCCAATAAACAAAAATCTATTGGAGAATCTTATAAAAAAAGACTTATAACTCATTTATGTAATAACTCAACGTTATATCCTGAATATTCAACTAACTCTGGTGAGGATATAGACCCTACACGTAATACTAATAGAAGTGGATTATATTTAAACTAATGGAAAATATTAAAACAAATAAGAATATAAATACGTATAAACCTAAACAGTCAAATGTTGAGAAACTATTAACCTATTTATCAAAACTAAAATAATGTTTAAGTTTATGTTACAGAAAATAGCAATGGTTTTTATACCATTGAATAAAGTATCAGCTTTAACGCTATTAGCAATAACTTTCATTGCTCCAATTCAACCTATTTTATATGGTGTATTATTTCTTATATTTGCAGATACCATTACTGGAATTATGGCATCATTTAAACGTGTTAAATTACCATTTAAAATATTAAAATGGAATAGTTGGAAACATATAACTTCGGCTAGATTAGGTGATACAATTACCAAAGCTTTAATTTATATGTTACTTATAATTTGTGGTTTTGTTATTGATAAACATATAATTAATAACTCTGATTTATATTTTACAAAATTCTTTGCAGCTTCAGTTAGTTTACGTGAAGTAAAATCACTTATTGAAAATGCAGCAATTATTTTAAATAATAATTTTATGAGTGTATTCAAATCAGTGGTAACAAAAAGATGGAAACAAACCCTTTCAGATATGTTTAAAGATGACAACACAACAGATAATAAATAAATATGGAAAAGCTAATATTACTGGTAAAGATTATTTAACAATAATTCAATTACCTTATCCAATGAAATTAGCGTGGGACTTAGATACTACTGTAACACGTATGTCGTGTCATAAGCTAGTTGCTAATAACTTTAAAAATGTTTTTGATGACTTACTATATTATTATGGTGAACGTCACTTAGAAGAGCTTAAAATCGATATTTTTGGTGGTTGCTTTCAATATCGTAAGATGCGTAATGGAAATTCTTGGAGTTTACATAGTTGGGGAATAGCAATAGATTTATTTCCAGAAGAGAATGGATTAAAAACACCATTTAATGAATCTACATTTTCTGAACCAGAATATAAACCAATGATAGATATATTCTATGCAAATAATTTTATAAATTTAGGTGTTGAATTTGATAAAGATTCAATGCATTTTCAAATAAAAGATTAGTTACCCTTGTGAGATTAATAAAACAAATATTTGACACCACCAAATTTTTTAATACTTTTTTTTAATTATTTTACAAATTCATCATTTCGATGTAAGGATTTCCTTCAATTACTACGCCACAACTAATAATAGGTTTACGAAAGTTTTTACCATATGCCATTGCATAACTAGTTTTATTAATTCCACATCCAACTTGCATACCAAATACTTTTCTTTTATTACCCACAAGGAATTCAATATAACATTGCGAATGTAAGTGTCCTTGTACAACACTCTGTAAATCATTCTTAGCCTTAGTCTTGGCAGTTCCACCTTCACCGTGTATGTACATTACATCATCAATTTCTAGGGACTCTGTAAATACCCAATTAGGTGTTTTTAATACTTCTTTATATGTACGTATCCATTGTCTAGGCACATTTGAAGTTGTTGCTTTACGCATTATTATTCTATCGTGATTACCGATAGTTACATAAGCATTAGGAAATGCTTTATTCCAAGGTGATAGTTTTTCAATAGCCCTATCTAATTCTTCTTTTCCACCCATACCGTTTGGATTCGTTTCGTGATAAGAAGCATAATGATTATCTATTACATCACCAATGAATACAACCGTATTACAGGCCCACTGTTTATAAATTTCTTTACAATGTTCCAAATACCCATTGAGAATAAATGGGGCGTGTAAATCGCCTATAACTAATACTCGTCTACCAAATAGTTTAATATCAAATAGATTGGTTTGGTCGTCCATATAATTTTGTTGAGTAACATCTAAGAAACTTTGTTTCAAATTTTTATTAACTTGTCTCCTAGTTGTTAATTCGTTCATTTCACTTTGTTTTTGAATTAACTGGAATTGAATTTTCTCTTCTGGTGTGCACCAAAGTTGCGCTGGTCGTTTTCTTTTTGTCATAATTATCTTTTAATAATTGTTAAACCTAATTTATAGGTTTCGTCAAATAATGGTTGTTGGTAAAAACCATTAATTAATAATTCTTGATAAGCTATCTTGAATTTTGCGATGTTGAATAATTCATCACTACTGTAGACGTTAGGTAAAAGTCTAAGACCAAAATTAATAATTGTTTTAAACTTTTTTAAATTTTGGATTTCTTCGTAAGTTACTATTGTTTTTATTTTCATTTTGTTTGTTTATAATAAATATAACAAAAAAGTAAAAAACCCTAGAAATTTAAATATTTATTTTGTTAACTATTTAACAATCCGTTATTGGTATTTACAATCAAATAACCTTAAACTACTTTGGTGTTTGTGAATTAAAAAACCCTTTGATGTAACATCAAAGGGTTAAAAATAAATAAAGCCTATGTCAAAAGCTTAACTATTATATTTTAATTCTTTCATTTTTTTAATAAATAATTCATTTGATTTTAATAATCGAATACCTTTTAAGTAACGTAATCTAATAGTCTCACGAGACAAATTATATTCTTTAGCTATAGTTTTAAAATTAATTTTTTCATTACCCTCTTCTAATAAATATTTAGTAACAATCTCAGCATATTTTTTTGGAATTGTATTGAAAATTGATTCACATAATTCTTCTGTATTTTCAACAGAAGAATAATTAGACGCTATCATTTCTTTTTTAATCTTATTACCTTCATCAGTATAATTAGAAAATGATTTAATTACTATTCTTGATTCATTTTTATTATAAATGATTAAAGCGTTCTTAATAACTGTACTCACATAAGTTGTAAATGTAGCGTTATTATCATTATCTTTATCGTAATAATTATATGCTCTTAACAAAGCTTCTAATGCTTCATTAAATAAATCTTCAAGATTCACCCCAGTGGTTAAATTAAATGAATTAGATATTTTTAGCACTATTGGTAATTGAGATTTAATTATTAAATCCTTATTATCAAAATTATTTATTATTTCTTTTTGTGATAATTTAATATAATTATCATTTACATATCTAATTATTTTAACTTGTGGTTTCATATACAAATAACCTATTTAATACTGAATGTTTCTTTAAATAATTTAGTTACTTTAGTTTTTCTTGCGCTGTCAGCTACTTGGCTATCAATCATTCCTAACTCATCTAACTCCCACATAATTTTAATTACTTGGCCTCTGGTTAAACCAATAAGTTTACCAATTTCACCACAAGTTAACCTACAAGGCTCAAACATTATTGCTACCTCATTACTTTCAATTACAGCTAGAACAACCTTTTGCTCCATTGTTAATTTTCTTGTTGCTAATACTTCTTTTCTAATTTCCATCTCTTTTTTTAATTATTATATACTAAAACCGCATCTTCATATTTTAAATATAATACAGGTTTAGTTTTATAGTTATTATTACCGTTTTTAGCGGTGTTTTTAGGACACTTCTCATATTGTACTTGTCCTAGGTTAACTCTATCTAAATTGAATAAGTACGTCTTATCTGTGTACTTAACTAAATAAAATCCATTAATTGTTTTATTAATATGTTTTAACTCATCTCTCAATTGTGAAACCTTTTCACATATTGAAAATAACTTCTGAATCTCTATCATAGGCCCTTCAAGATAAGTAATACTTGATACATCTCTAGTCTTTACTTCACATACACCATATAAATTTTCTTTATAATATCCATTAAATGTGCCAGCAGACACAAACATACAATCATATGGTGAATAACCATCATTTATTATTTTATAAACCTTAATGGGTTCAATTTTTGAATCAAATTCATTTATTGTTTCAAGTTCTGTGTTGATATATCCTTTAAAAGTGCTCATTGATAGTAATAGTTCTTTTAGTAATCCAATGGTTATTATATGCTCTAACAGTTCTTCTTCTAATTAAATTATACTTCTCTAATTTTGTAAGTGAAGAAGATACTTGTCCTACTGTTAACTTTAATGTTAATGATATTTCATAATTACTTAATTTTAATTCATTATTCAATTTAATTAAATCAATTAATCTTTCATCATTCTTATTTAATTTTATTGTTTCCATTTCTTTCTTTATAATAAATATCTGAACTTTTGTGAAAGTTCAATTTTTTTTAAAATTTATTTTGTTAAATAATTAACAAACTGTTTTTATATTCATTTCTCTTAGCACTTCATTCATAATTAATCTCACTAACATTAAATTCTTTTGACTTGTAAATAATGCATCGTAAACATATCCTACAAATATACCATACTCATTTAATCTTGAAATAACTTCAATCATAATTTCAACTTCTAATTTAAATAACCTTTTAGATGTAATCTTATACCCAAATTCTTTTTTATCTTTATAAATTCTAACCATCATTGAAAAATCAGTTGTCATATAATATCTATGTAATGGTGAATTAAGCATATGACAATTAGCCTTATTGAAATATGATAAATGCTCTATCTTTGCAACAGATTTATCAACCCCTAAAAAATCAGCAACCTTTTGATGAGTAATGAATTCAGTCTCACCACTATAAATCTTTACAACTAAGTTAGGGTGCAATGCAGTATAATCAGCTTCAACTATCTTCTTACCATCTATCTTAATTATATTACGTATCCAACTTGGCATAAGCGTAAATGAATCAACAACTCTACCACCACTTCTATCATCACCAACTATCGGTATCATATATCCATTCTCAGTCAACATACAAAACAAATCAATACTATCTTCAACAAAACTACGTTTAGATACATCAACCCAATTTGAATCGCTATGTTTATTTCTCATTGTAATTATCTTACCCTTATTTGTAAGGGTCTTTGCTTTAGCTAATCTCTTACCTTCAGCTAACACCTGTTTAACCGTTGGTAATGTAATCTGACTATACACTTCAATTAAATTTCTTGTAATAACATTATTAAATACTAATTTTAAACGCTTGTAAAAGACTTTATTTCTTTCTCTAATAATTATATCATCTTTTAATTTATACTTCGTTAAACCTACCTTAAAATAAGCGTCAGCTATCTTGAATGATTTAGTTTTATGCCCAACAATATAATAATTGTCTGTTTGAATAATAGGACCAGCTAATTCACTACCAGTTAATAATACCTTTAATATCTTTTGATATATGAATGTATTATTATTACCTTTCTTAGTTTGTTCGTGTAATATCTTTGATGATAAATCCTTATACCTTGAATTAGTATAATGTGTAATTGATAAATTAGATAATACCAATAAACATTTTTCTATTGCTCTGTTGGTATTCTTATCGATTGCTTTTAATAAATCTTTATCAACATATCTTCGTAAAGCATATTCAACTTTCTTTGGTATGTAGATTATATTAGAATTATTGAAAAACATCGCTGTAGTATCGATGTCTCGTTCTCTTAAAATGTCTTGTAATTTTTCCATTCTCTCTTTAATTTACCTCTACTTGTTTTAAGTGGGAAGAGAACCATCGGGAGCAACTCCGATGGGACCCACTGATTTTTATAACTTTACTGTTATTTAATTTAAATAACTTATTATTGAATATCTGTTATAGTACAAATTTAATAATAAATATATAAAAGTATCTAAGTGAACCGTTAAAATATTAATTTTGTTAATTATTTAACAAATTATTTCACAGTGTTAAATAGTTAACATATATAATAGCGGAAAAATACATTATAATATTAATCAAAATATTAACTAAACTATTGATTTTACTGGTGTTGACAAGTATAATTATAATGTATTTTTAAGTAACATAAATGATAGTAGTAAATAATAATAAATAAATAAATAAATATAATTTAATAATATTATAAACATTATACTACTTATTGGTTATTTAAATATAAATGAATAAACAAATTATATCATATGGTAACTAGAAATAATACTAAAATAAGATATACATTTCACAATATTAATAAATTATGTACAATAACCTCAACTGTTAAAGAGATGTCAGATAAACATAATGAAAGTATTAAAGAAATCTATCAATTAACTGATGGTAAAATAAAAGTATCTAAAACAGGTTGGATAATCCAATAAAACGAGTTGTTGTAAATATATAAGATATTTGGAAAACTACACATCCAAATGTATATAATAATAAAAAGAAATACACAAGAAAAGTTAAAAATAATAAAGATTATGGGTCGTAGATTAGGTAGTAGAAATAAGAAAAAGAATCCAAATGATGCTAGAGGTGGTGCAAGAGTTGGTGCTGGTAGAAAACCTAAAGCAGATGAGATTAAATTAATTGAAAGATTAGATAATATTATTGACCAAGATGCTGTATTGGAAGAGTTGAAGAAACAAGCTATCGGTTATGAAATAGTTAAAATAAATAAAGAAGGTAAAGAGTATAGTATTACTGTGCCAGGTGATTTAAAGGCTATTCAAATATATATGCAATATCGTTTCGGTAAACCTAGAGAAACTAAAGACCTTAATATTAATACTGAGATGCCTATATTTAACTTAGATGAAGAATAACATATGGAATTAGAAAAATTTCAAGTAACCACTGCATTACGTAAACTTTATAAATTAAAAAAGAGAAAGAAAATAATACAAGGTGGTACGAGTGCGTCAAAAACATTTTCAATCATTTCTATTTTAATTGATAAATGTCTTAAAACACCTATGCTTGAGGTTTCTGTTGTATCAGAGTCTATACCACATCTACGTAGAGGTGCTTTAAAGGACTTCTTAAAGATACTTGTATTAACAGGTAGATATAGAGATGAACAATATAATAAGGGTTCATTGAAGTATACATTTCTTAATGGTTCTTATATTGAATTCTTTTCAGTTGACCAGCCAGATAAACTTAGAGGTGCCCGTAGAAATATATTATTCGTTAATGAGGCAAACAATATAGATTTCGAATCATTCAATCAATTAGCAATTAGAACTAATGGTGATATTTGGATGGACTTCAACCCAACGTCTAGATTCTGGGCACATACAGAGTTATTAGAAAAAGAGGATTGTGATTTTCTTATATTAACATATAAGGATAATGAAGCATTACATTCAAACATAGTTGATGATATAGAGTCAGCTAAAGAGAAAGCTAAAACATCTAAGTATTGGGATAATTGGTGGAAGGTATATGGTTTGGGTCAGATAGGAAGCTTGGAAGGTGCTTGTATACCTAATTGGAGCACGGTTAAGACGCTTCCAGCAGAGGCCCGACTATTAGGATATGGAATGGATTTTGGTTATACAAATGACCCAACAACACTTATTGCAATTTACAAATATAATAACGCATACATCTTCGATGAGTTAATATATGAAACAGGATTACTTAATTCAGATATTTCAAATAGATTAAATCAATTAGGAATTAGTGGTAATACATATATTTATGCTGATAGTGCTGAACCTAAATCAATAGGTGAATTATGTAAATTTAAACATAAAGTTCTACCCTGTAAGAAAGGTGCTGATTCAATTGTATATGGTATAAGTTTAATAAACCAGAATGAAATATTTGTAACTGAACGAAGCATAAACCTTCAAACAGAATTGCATAACTATATCTGGCAAAAAGATAAAGAGAATAACACAATCAATAAACCAATTAACGGTTGGGACCATTGCATTGATGCCGCTCGCTATGGATTCACTATGTTATTAGATAAACCAAATAAGGGTAAATATAGTATATATTAAGTACCTGCTTATTTAGAATTGCTCTAAATTCTAAATAAAATTAAAATAATATACACTTTATTGTTTTTTTAGATATTTATATAAAAGCACTAAAGCTTAAATAATAAAATGAAAAGAATATTTAAATCAAATGACAGAGTTAAGAAGATTGATGAACCAATCTATTTTAACATTGATGAAGTCTTACCTGATAATTTATACACAGTTACAATTAATAGTCCAGATTATCTTAATGACTTACATTATATAATGAATGGTGATAACTTAGAATTTGTAAGAGACCCACAGGACCCAAAGTATTTATTACCAGAGATGGAAATTATAGGTTATGAGTGCCCAGATGATTTCAAAGAAGACTTCGATAATAAGATTGAATTATTTAATTTAATCAGGGATACAGAGTTTCCAGAATATAATAAACGTTTACGATTTTATACTAATGAGAATAATGTATTGGTAATATATTTAACACTTTAATAAAATGATAACTGAAAACAAAAATAATCTATTAGAGATGTTAGCTGCCAAGGATAAAGATTGGAAGATGATGGTAAGAAGTATTTTTAATAAGAAAAAATCTTATCAAGAAGATGTGGTTAATGAAATTGTTCAATTAATGTATATGAGATTATATAAATATGTTGATGACCCAGATAAAATAATGTATAATGATGAAATAAACACAATGTTTGTATATATCACATTAAGAAATATATATTATAATTATTATAAAGAATTAAAAACAACTGATGAAGTTGATTATAATGAATATACTGATGAAAATTATAATGAAAATTATGGTATAGAGAATTCAGAAGATATGATTAAATTACAGGATGATATTAGGTCTGAGATAGAAACGTGGAATAATTATGATAGTAAACTATTCAAGATAATATACTTTGACGGGGTTTCAATGAGACAATTGGAACGTGAAACAGGGATTAAATTATCTTCAATCTTCAATACTATTAAAAAAAGTAGATTGAAATTAAAATATAAATTTCAAAATAAGTATAATAAAATAATAAATTAAAATATAATAATATGAAAGATAAAAAAATTGACCGTAGAAGTAAAGAGTATAAAGACGCTCAGAAAGCATCTAAACCATCAGAAGGGTTAGGTGACGACATTGAAAAGATAATGGTTAAAACAGGTATTAAAACGCTTGTACACGCATTATTCGGAGAAAATTGTGGTTGCGAGGAACGCAAGAAGAAATTAAATTCTATGTTTAGTTATAAGAAAAATGTTGAATGTTTAGAGGAAGATGAATATAATTATCTAAAAGATTTATTTAATAGATTGGGTCCAGTTATTCATAGAAGAGACCAAGCACAAGTGTTAAAGATTTATAATAGAGTATTCAATGAAAGGCAACAACCAACAAGTTGTGGTACTTGTTGGATAGGGATAATCAATAAGATAAAAGCTGTATATCAAACATATGAAAATGAAATTGGTGAGATTTAATCTCACCTTTTTTTTCTATAAACCCTAACAAGAAACTGAATAAAGGTTATTTGAATATAAAAATATAATTAATGAAGATTAATAAAGAAATTAACATACCAAATGATTTAAGTGAAATAACATTAGATAAATTTCAAATGTTTAAAAAATACTTAACTGAAGAACATAGCGATATTGATATCAATATTTATATGGTTGGATTATTTTGTGATTTAACCTTACAAGAAGTAAGAGGTTTAGATAAAGATGATTTTGTTGAAATATCTTTATTATTAACTAAAACAATAAATAAACAAAGTATCTTTGTAGATAGATTTACTTTAAATGGAATTGAATATGGATTCATACCAAATATAGATAAAATGTCATTTGGCGAATATATTGATTTAGATACGTATATTAAAAATCCAGATGATATGAATAAAGTTATGAGTATATTATATCGACCAATAATTAAAAAATCATTTGGTAAATATTTAATAGTTGATTATACTGGTGAAGAAGATTATACAATAATGGATAAAGCCCCAATGAATGCTGTAAATGGTGCTATGGTTTTTTTTTATCATTTAGGGAGCGAATTATTGAAATCTATTCAGAATTATTTACAATCGGAACTGAAGATACTTTTAGCATCAGGTCAAGTTTCGGAAAAAGATGGGGATGGTATAGTTCAGTGTATGCAATCGCTGGAGGACAACTTACCAATTTTGATGAAGCTACTTCATACGGAATACATAAAGTATTAACCTATTTATCATTCGTTAAAGAAAAGAGTGAAGCAGATGCCGCTATAATGAAACAAAAAAAACATTTAAAGAATTAATTGGGGCTTTATAAATTATTGTAAAATATTATTAATAAATATAATAA